CCCGATGCACATGCTTCGATTAGAGGAAGGCCGGGAAACCACGGGTGCATATAGGGACGCATCTCCATCTGAGAAAGACTGGATGGAAGACCAGTTTGGAGATTTGCATGAGCGCATGGTTCAAGGGGCACGAGGCCCATACGGTGACGCGGGGCGTGAGTGGGCAGAGCTAGAGACTACAGCTATGGTCGGCACACCAGAACAACAAGGCAACGGCGGTATGATGGGCCTGTCGGATAAGTTCTATCAACCTGTCCAGAATTGGGCGACACCTGAGCAGATTGAGAGCGGTGACGCACGTCCAATCGATGGTGCTGAATATCGCAGGCAGTTAACTGAGATTATGAATGAACGGTGGATAGCCCACCAGGCCGTGGCCGATGTATATAACCTATTCCAAGATGAACGGGACATACCCACTGACCCACACGAGCGAGCCTTGTATGACTACCGAGAACTATTCAAGGCAAACACTGACCAAAGCACCCAGAGAATAAACTGGAACATGCTGGACGAAGCATTAGAAGACTTCGAGGCTGGCCTTTCTTCAGAGATAAAGAAGTATATCCACAACAATACGGGTCTTAACCGCGACACAACCGCTCGTGCATTGTTTGATGACAAGAAGATACTTCGGGAATACTGGGACAAGAAGGACGAGATTGCTGCCGCCATGCCCCCAGAGTTCCAAGATGTTCACAAGACCTGGCGTGCTATGTCTGACATGGAAAGAGAGAAGTATGTCTTTCAGCCACAGGTGCGTACTGCTATGGAACACATCAACCGCCAGACCAAGATGTGGCTGGTTGATATGTATAAAGCTGGCGACCCACGAGCGGAAGAATTCGAGAAGAAGCTGGTCAAATGGGGCTATGAGACTACTCCAGTTACCCCAGCCGGGCAGCAACTGCAACGTAAACTACTTGGCAAACTAGGCACTGAAGACCAGATGAAGCTGCCGTTCGAGCAGACTGCACCTCCAGTGCCCACCCAACCAGCCGTCAGTCCTGCGGCAGACGATAGCGGTGTTAGCACCCCTAGGTGGCTGCAACAGGTAGGTAGCGGTAGATAGTTGACAACGAATAGCATTGATGTTTTGATGTACAAGTGACGACCCATGTTGTGACCTAGGTCACAGCGGCAACTCACGGAGGTAATATGGCAGATGAACAGCAAGTACCAGAGGATGTGGTAACTCAGGAACCTGATGCCCCACAACCAGAAGTACAAGAAGCTGAGGCAGAGCCAGAGGTAGATTGGAAGGCTAAGTTCGATGAGAACCAGGCCACCCTGGGTAAGCTGGAACAACAGCTTAAAACTGAGCAAGGACGTAATAAGAAGCGCGATGACACCGACTCTGCGGTGCTTGGGATAGGTGACCGGCTGGCTGCTATGGAGCAGTCAAACGCAGCCCTAATCAAGGCACTCGCTGAGGGTGACACCGATAACCTTCCACAACAACTTGGTCAAATCCAGGCCCAATCACAGAATACCCAACGTGGCCGTGCCTACCAGAACCAGTACCGCGTACTGACTGAACAGCTAAGGGCAGCGACACAGGATGAGAGTGGCAATGACATCCTTAGCCTGTACGAGGCTCCAGAGCTAGAAGAAGTACGTCAATCATGGGTCGATGCTAACAATAAGCGCAGCGTTTCGGCGCTGTACAACACGTTAGTCCGTACCCATGAGGTGATTCGACAGGCAGAGCGGGGAAAGGCCAGCGAAAGGGCCGAAACCGTTAGACAAGAAGAACGCACCTCTGCAAAGCAGCGGCTGGAAGAAGCTGGTATCTATGACCTAGATACTGGGGCTGCCAGTGCTGGCGGTGGTGCTACAAAAGATGATGATACTTGGTTTCGGGAGTATGGCAAGATGGATAATCCCACCCCCGCAGACCACGCTAGAGCAAAGCAAATCAATAAACGAAGGTAGGAATTAGTTATGGCTGCTGGCGATACTATTACCCAATCACTGGCCGATAGCCTTGATACTGTCGTGGCATCTGCCAGGCAAGTCCGTGAATATGAGGGCGTCATGCCCAACCTGGTGGACAAGGTAACCCTTTCTGAGGGCACTGGCACCAGTTGGCGTGAGATTTCGATGGCTGCGCTTAGTGCCCAGAACATCACCGAAACCACCACGCTAGATAACCCACAACAGATGTCTGATACGGTCTTCAGCATCACCCCCACGGTCACTGGTATTCAAACCCTGGTGACTGACCGGGTTGCTTCCCGTATCAACTCCCAGTCCTATGCCCAGCTTGGTAGCTTGGCACAGCAGGCAATCCAGCGGAAGAAAGACGAAGACGGCCTCACTGTCCTTGACGGTGCGACCACTATCCTTTCCGGTGCTGGTACTACCCTGGCTTCTGGCGTCATCGCTGCGGCGGCTTACCGCATCAGCAGCAACGCCACTGAGCCTGGTAACCCACCGTATCGGTGCGTACTCCACGGCTTCCAGATTAAAGACCTCTATGACGAACTCACCGCCCATATCGGTACGGCTGCTGCCGGGGAAACCAGCGCAGGGCTGACCGCTCGTGTGTTCGAGGAAGGCTTCCGTGGCAAGATTGCGGGGGTCGAGGTCTACGAGGACGGCAACATCACCATCGACGGTTCCGACGATGCCAAGGGCGGCGTGTTCGCTCAAGAGGCCATCGTGATGGTACAGGGACGCGCTCCCCGTACCGCTACGGTTCGCCGGGAAGACATCGGCGGCGGAGCTACCGTGGTGTACCTCTATGATGAGTATGCCTACGGCGAGCGTTCCTCAGGGAACTGGCTGTTCGAGATTTACTCGGACGCCTCAGTTCCAACCTCCTAGTGAACATACGGCGCACCATCTGGTCTGAGGCTCATGGCCCCATACCTAAAGGGTGGGTCGTACATAACCTGAATGGACAACCTGCGGATGTGCGGTTAGAGAACCTAGCCGCCGTCCCTAGGGATAGCATATTCCTGGCAGTGGCCCCCTACAGGGAGCGGATACGAAATTTAGAGCTACAGCTCGAACAAGTAGGTGAATATAATGGCTCAATCAGGTGAAGGCAGAATCAGGCTCTTTGAAGATTTCTTTGCAGAAGACCCCGTCTCTAATACTGCAACGGATAGGGCACTTGGTAATTTCACTGTTGCTGGTCAAGGCAGCGAAGACACAGATTCAGGCATACCCCTCTTGCACGCTGATGCAATCAGTGGGGTCGGCGTGATGACTACTACAAACGAAGATAACCACACGATTCTGATAGGTACTCCTATCGCTTTCGATGTAGCGTTGATGGGAACCCTCATAGCAGAGGCCCGTGTGCGGTTTGTAGACCTCGATACCAAAGAGGTTTTCTTCGGGTTCACCGATATTGACCCAAGTACTCTCAGCATAGAAACCGATGTGATGACCGGCGCAACAACAACTCTGACATTGACAGCTTCAGATATATGTGGGTTCTTTCTTTCAGCAGAACTTTCTGATGATGAAGACTGGCACTTCGTTTATAACGGAGGGTCAACCACCGGGGAAACCGATTCAACGGAACTAGACGCAAGTGATGATGCGGTTGCTGGTGAGTGGCAGGTACTCCGTTTGGAGATATTCCCCAACGGCACAGCCTCCTGGTTCATAGATGGGGTTCTGATAAAGACAGTAACTGGAGCAGTTGCCACTGGGACTGACCTATCGTTGATTCTTGCGCTTGAAGCTAAAGGCGCTAACATCGAGATTATGCACGTTGACTATCTGATGGTCGAAGCTAACCGGGACTGGACAGCCTAACCTTCAGTGACCACACGGCGAGGCTTTCGCTACGACAGTAGCCGCTCACGGTTGGAAGTGACTGTGGACGGGACTGTCGTAGCACAATTCAACAATGTCGCACCAAGTCTATCCATCGTCAACGGCCTTACGGTGGATGGAACCATCACCATGAATGACAGCGCCCAGTGGACGGCCAATGCCTCTGGCACTGTCACCATCTCCAACGTTGCGCCATCTGGGGTAGGTACAGCCACCATCACTAAGTGGCTTACCGTCACGGATGACGGTGGCACAGTCATGTATATCCCCGCGTGGACATAGGCTGTGACCTAGGTCACAATGACAAAACTCATATCAGCAGCGGTTGAGGTACACCTCGATGAGCCTGCATTCAATCTGACTGAAGTCAACCTACAGGCACCTGACAACAGCGGTTGGCGCAGGTATCAGATTATCTCCGTGGTACGGGGGGAACGACTTGCCGAATATCGTGAAGACCTGGGGGATGCTAAAGACTTCTCCGCTGATGCGTTTCGTATACCTGGTGGCGTGTGGGATGCTTCTACTCGTCGCATGGAAGTTCTTCACAGTGTTGGGGAACTTAGAGAAGTAGCCGAAGCCGTTAGGCTTGGCCCCACCGTCCGACCAGAGATACAACCCCGTGATTTGAGCAAAGAATATCACGACCACTTAGACAGGTTCGTGACTATATCTAAGGAGAAAGGCTTATGACCACAGACAACAAGATGACCGTAGAACTCATGGAAGAAGCTGAACCAGCGCCTGAGCCTGGCAACTTCGATAGAAGGAAGGTCATCCACTCGCCATCCGATGCGTTCCCGATTGATGTACAGGTAGCATCCCTGGAATCGGCAGGATACGTGTATGTCTATGACACGGAGAATGGTGAGCGCTCTGTAGTGAACCGCAACATGCTGGAGCCGCAACTACAGAAGATGCGGCCTGAGGGCACGCGGTACTTCACTACGGTCAAGCCTGATAAAGAACCCAAGCGTGGCACACTCAAGTGCCTGCTCCATTCCGATGACCCTGATAGGGGGCAGTATGATATCTGGGGTTTTGCGACTTGTAACAAGTCCAATCTCATATCTGAGTTCCAAGTTAATAGGCATGTCCAAATCCGCCACCGCATGGAGTGGCAGACCATCTACGAAGACAGGGAAAGGAAAGAGAAAGAAGAAGAACGAAACTTCCAACGCCAACTCCTCGGCGCTGCAACTCGAACAGGAGTCCAACCCGAAGTCGCCGTCAGCGCCGAAGCCCGATTCGACACCTGCGGTTGCGGAGAAGGATACAGGGTCGGATACATAGCACAGCACCAGCGTGGCAAGAAACACCAGAGGTGGGAGAAGAAGAATGGCACATAACACAGTCGATACGGCAATCCTATCCTCTGATGGACAGGCTAGTGCCAACCCCGGCAAGGTATATTGGGCGCTTGTCTCCGCCGTCGCTACAGGCGGGGCGTGGCAGCTTAATGACAGCACAGATGACGGCGGCACTGACCTCGTAAGCGGTGTCGCCCCCGCCAATAGCATGACGTTCCTTCGTTTCGGTGCAGAGAACGAGGGAGCTTTGGTGTTTGACACAGGGATATACGTGGACATCCCAGGTAGCAATATCACGATAACGGTGGGCTACCACTAATGGCTAACGAGTTCAAGCACAAAGACCCAGGCTCAGAACTGACCCAGGCAGAGTTCATCACATCTGACGGCACGGGCCACATCTTTGCATCCCAGGCCGCTGGAGATATTCTCTACGCCTCATCGACCACAGTCCTAACGCGGCTTGCGAAGGGTTCAGATGATGACCTTCTAACGCTATCGTCAGGTGCGCCTGATTGGACATCTTCACCGACCCTGACCGCTCTCACGGTGGATGACGTTGTCATCAACGGCAAGGTTGTCACCATGACCGGCAGTTCTGGAGATACAGCGGTCTTCACTGTTGGCACTGACGGCACGTTATCCCTGGTCACAACCGACGCAGTCGGGGCTGATGCTGACCTAACCTTGGATGCTGACGGCGAGATAGTCATAGACGCTGCCGACGCTGCCGGGGTCATCATCAAGATAAACGGCACAGCCCAGTTGAGTGTGGTTGATGGGTCTATAACTCCCACGACCAACAACGACATAGACCTAGGCACCTCTAGCTATCAGTTCAAGAATGGGTACTTCGACGGGACGCTGGAAGCAGATGACGTTACCATTGGCGGCACCAACGTGGTTACTGGGAGCCTGGTCACTACTCTGGGCACGGTGAGTGCTGGTGTCTGGCAAGGCACGGCCATAGCTTCTACCTACATAGCCGCAGATGCAATCACCGGAGCCAAGATTGCGGATGACGCTATTGACTCAGAGCATTACACAGATGGTTCGATAGATAACGCGCACCTTGCTGACGATGCTGTAGACAGTGATGAGTTAGCCGCTGGAGCAGTTGATACCGCTCATATAGGAGACAACCAAGTTACTGCTGCTAAGATATTTGACCTAGCCAGGGGCAGTGTCATTGTTGGAAACGCTAGTGCGGCAACAGCAGAG